ATTTTATTCTCTATGTTATTATTTTTTACAGAAGAGGAAGCCCTGATTAATTGACTTTTTCTGTTTAATTCAGAATTATCCTCTCTCTGTAACTCTTTTCCTTTTCTGGCTAATATATTGCTTTGTCTTTGATTTTCTTGTACTTTACCTTGCAATAACAACTGATCTAATTCTAATTGTTTTCTTTCTTTAACAGTTAGGTTAGTCTTTTGTAAAGTTTTATTATTAGCCTTAAATATCTGTAATAACTTATCTGCTTTTTCAGAACTCTTGCCTAGTAACTTGTTTACTTTGCTTATAGTCTTAACTCTTTCTTTAGCAGATAGATTAGCTGTGTTTATTTTATCTATCTCAGCAGTTTGTATCTTATTTCTTTCTTTAGCTGTCTTTAATTTTATCTTCTCAGCAGAACCTAGATCCCTGCTTAACTGTTTTAGATTCTTGTCTATACCTAATTGTTCAGCTTTTAATCTTTTCTCTTTTTCTAATGCCTGACCTATTAGTATTTCTGTTTCAAGTATCTTATCCTTTAATAATTTTTGCTTCTTAGTCAGCTTATCTACAGCTACCTGATTACCTTTAGGGCCTACGAGCTTAGTCTTGCTGGTATTTATTTTCCTGAGTCCTAAATCTTTAGCTGCTGCATCTATCTCAGCCTGCGAAAATACTCTTTTCTCACCTTTACGACTTACCTTAGAAGTTTTAAGAGCTTGTATTTTTGCATCAGATGCCGATAAATTAGTTTTGAACTGTTTACTATTGAATCGGTCGCCTCTTAGGACTTTAGCTCTAGTTTCAGCAATTAAGGCTTCTCTTCTTTCTATAGCTAAAGTTATATTCTTTTCTCTTTGAATTTTACGTTCTGCTATTAATTCAGCTCTGACTCTTTTATTCAACTCCTTAATAGCAGCAGCTGTTCTTGCTTTATCTTTTATTATTCTTTTATCAAGCCTTTTTTGAGCAGCAGCGTCTTCTTTTTCTTGAGCCTTAGTAGTTCTGTCACCTAACTTTCTAAGCTCTTTTATTTTATTTTGTGTTTTTGTGAGTTCAGTATTAGTAGTCTGATATCTTTTATTTTGAACCTCAATTAATCTATTAATGGTTTTAATACCATCAACGTTCTTACCTGAAATAGCTACAGCTGTCTGTCCTATGGCTTTTAAATTGGATAAGGTTACAGAAGAGCTTCGTGTTAATGCTTCTGCTACATTCTTTTCTGATTTAGAAACTCTTTTAAGTTTCTCATTTAACTTCACTAAAGCTGAGTCATCAACATTGTAACGAATTGAATATACTTCTGTAGCCATCTTATTTATCCTTTTTAACCAGTGCCTTTAGTAATGGGTGGTTACTACTAGAAAGTTTAGTAGGCCCAGAATTATTAGCACCAGCATTTTCAGTTCTTTTATCATTCTCATGCTGACATCGTATTAAATATGCAACCTCAGCAAGAAGTATATCTTCAGTTATGTTTTGTCTAGTATACCCTAGACTTAAAAGCCAACTTATTACATTTCCCCAGAAACCAGCTTTTGAACCATTGTTTTCAGACTCTGAGGAATCATCTTTTTTGGTATTAAATCTAACTTATTAACTTTATAAAATTTATTAGCAATTTCAGTAACGTCACCAAAAGATAAACTAGCGATGACATCATCATCAATTAAAGAATCTTTACAAATTATCTCTAAAATACCCTTTATAGATTTTTGAGCTAAAGCAACAAACCTTACTATCTCTTCAGCAGATGGTTTATCTTGTATATCCTTCTCTAACAAATCTCTTAATTTAACTAATTTAGTTGCCTTCCTTATATCTGAAGAAGTTGGTTCTTCTATCTTTTGAAATTCCAATATCTCCATATCTAACTTATCTAACTGTTTAACCTCTTCATCACAGAAGTCAATAAGCTCTCTTCTTATATCAGCAGCTTCCCTTTGAATACCTGTAGCTAGTTTAACCAGCTTATTAATACTAGGCATTAAAGGAATATTACCTACTTTAATTATAATCTCATGGTTATTAACTGTTAGCCTGTGTTCTAAAGCGTTACTAACTAATGGGCTTGCTTCTATCATAATATCTCCGTTTTGTCACATAAAAAATAAACCTGATAGGGTTTTACCTATCAGGTTTATTATACAATAAAAATCAACTAATGTTTAATTTTAATATCTTAAACTGTAGTTAATGTCATAGTAAGCATTGGTGTTCCAGTTGCTGCTAAGTCTTTAGCTGGCACTCCTGTTACTTGAACAGTAGGGCTAGCAAATCCTTTATCAGCAAAATTCATTGCATAACTTGCAGCTTTTGCTTTAGCTAAAGTTACAGTGAATTGGTGGTTATCATCAGTAATACCAATAAATTCTACACCGATGTAACCAGAATACTCATTCCCCTTTAAGGTAAATGTATCTAATCCAACAGCACAAACGAAAGTACCACCAACAAATAATTGAGCAGCTTCAAGATTAGTTTTAGCAATAGCAAAATCAATTACTACACCAGCTGGATTTGAAACCAAACCTTGAACAACATCATCACCTCTAGCTTCAATCTGCTCTTGTGATAAACTCACACTAGCCGAATTAACACCAACTACAGGCACAGCTGTACCATAAGTTATTGCACCTATTGCAGGGTCTGTTAATACAGGCTTGATTACTAAATTTCTTACTCCAAAAACTAATGCGTTTGACATAGTATCTCCTTAAAATGCTTCGTGTACTTCAAACCTGATGGTCTTTCCCAATACACTTTTTCTTATTTCTGTTATATTTATAATTCTTGTGCTATCAAATGAACACTCTGCAAAGTAACCAACCTCTACTAATCTTGTTCCATGCAATAACGTTCTTAATTTATCCAGTATTAAGTTAATTTTAACATAATTTTTCTGGCTGTATACTACATCTATATCAAAAACACCTGTAACCATAGTAGCTTCGACAGGGCCTTTATTAGTACCTACATACCTGAGTACCATATAAGGGGTAACATGTTTAGTACCACTAGAGGGTCTAGTAAATAAAATCGTATCCTTATTAAACTCGTCTAGTATAGTTTGATCGGCTAAAAGTATGTCTCTAGCCAATCTTTCAACATTACCAAAACTCATAATCCCCACCTCAAAGCCAGGTCTGTATCAATAAAAGTAGCACTATCTATTTCTTCTAGGGTTCTTTCAGCATTTCTCAAAGCTACCTTACCCTTCTTTTTCAGAGTTTTAACCCTGCCAGCAAATCTAGGAGAAACTTCATGCTTAAATATCTTCACATAATTAAAGTCATCATTCTTACCCTCAATAGCTATTCTTGTTAAATCCTGTAATATATTATCTTTATAGGCAAGTAATAAATCTTGACCATAGGTAGGTACGCCCTCATTCAAGTCCCATATATGTGTAGATAAAAAAGGAATAAAGCGTACGGAAACATCTGCTGAAGCTAATTCCTTACGCCACACAACAGTTGTTCTAGCTGATCCAGATAGCTGTCCTGAATGTACCTGCCAATACTCTTGGCGTACAGAGAAGCTCTCATATTCTGTGTCTAATGGCACATCAGTCAGGGCTTTATTTAATTCCTCTTGGGTTGAACCATCAAAAGCTTGAAATCTGGGAGTTTGTCCAAATTCAGCAGAAGCAAATAATGAAGCGAAAGCAGACTGTAATCTTTGGGCTACTAACTGAGCAGTAAGTCTACCTTTGGCTCTAGTTAAAGCTGTCCTTCCTCTTTCAATATTTACATACTGGTTTCTAACTCTAGCAGTAAATTCACCATCTAATATTCTGGTAGACATCAGAACTCCCCACTATCTTTTCCAAGCAACAGTATAAAATTACTGTAACTAGGAAGTATAGATGTTATTTGATAAATACCAACAACTTCACCATCTTCATTAGATACTATAGCTCTCTGACCCTCTACAATAGGGTCTAGTGTAATAAAAGGTCTATCAATTATTACTTTAGCTCTTTCAGAGAATACTTCAAAGCTTTTACCTTTTTGAGAGCCTGATGTATCCAAACCGACAGTAAATAAACAAGGTTCTGAATCTAAAATGACTAAAGAAAAAGAATCCCCAACATCTGGGTCAGGGTCTGTAGATAATATCTTTATAGTATGTTTACGGAATATTAAGCTCACCATAAACCTCTTGTTTAAATCTTGAGGACTTAAATTCTAACATCCTGATATGCTCTTCTACCTTGAAGGAATCTCTGACAATCCCTATTTCTTCCATCTTACGTATCTTATTCATATCACCAGCAAGCGAATACCAGACTTCTAATACCAAAGCATGATATTGTCTATCAGTATAAGCTTTGTATGGTGTGTCTGGGTTTAATCCTTGCTTTCTGATCAGATTAACATAAAAAGAATCTTCATAGATTGTGTGTCTATTAAGCTTCTTAGGGTCTTGCATTAAAGACCTCAGATATTGTAGAGCATTAACTACTATCATTGTAATATACTCGGAAAGTCAATTAACTGATAAACAATCTTGCCTTGAGCTGGTATACCATTAAAAATAGTAAAAGTATTAACGTTTTTAACTCTGTCTAATACTTTATCATAGGATTTCTCATATGACAGTTTTAAGGCAGCTAAATTCTTTTCTACATCTCTATTCTCAGTTTCAACTCCTACTTCCATTCTTCTTCTGCTAGGCATTCTAAGCATAATAGTTTCGATAGGGCCTAGTGCTATAATGCAAGCTCTAAGCATTACCAATTTTGATAAATCAGCATCACCTGTAGCAGTAATTCCATGCTCTTCTAAAGAAAACTGCACAGCACTAGCTACGATATTATCAAAGGAATATTCAACAGCATCTATAAAAAGGCTGTTGAATCCTATAAGTGCATATTTAACTCGCTGTGCAATATTCATCTTTAGATTTCTCCAAATTCATCTGAACTGATAGATTTAGCTTTAGGTTTAGCAATAGCTTTAGGTTTACTTGATTTTGGTTTAACTTCTTTTTTCTCTTCAAAGATATCTGGATAAGCTCTTTTCCATTCCATCAGTCTTTGAACATCTTGGCTTTCCCAGACACTCATAGTCTTTACACCAGAACCAGGAAAGGTATCGCCTTCTAGCATTGCTTTCAGAAGTTTATCATCTACATTACGGAAAGCTGGGCTTATTTCTAGTAAACCTGCTCTTCCTTCAAGCTTTGCAGACTCCCCACCATGTTTCAGTCTAGCTATTAAGTCAGAAGAATCCTTACAGAATGTGTAGTATGTTTCTCCAAATTTCTGTTTAGTCTCTTTACAGTACAACTCACCTGAAGTAGATATTAAAATAAATGCTGTCATTATTTCTCCATTGTTAAATTAATTATTGTTTTGTTACCCAAAAAAGGCGAGTACCTTAACGATACTCGCTTTTATTAGAGCTATTATTATTTCTTCAAATTTAAGTAAGAAGGGAAATTAGTAACAGCAAAGTCTTGATCTCCATCTAACTTAATTTTTGCAGCTTGAATCAAGTTTGAAAAACCTGTAGTCATTCTAGCAAAATAATGAGTAGTTTCGATAGACTCTTCACGCTCTTCTTTAACCAATAAAGGTTCAGCAATTAAGTATTCTAAAGCATAATTAGGATCAATAAATAATTGTTGCTTAGCAGCAATGTCATTATGAATCCACATAGTAGCAGCATCCTTTTGATCTGAGTTACCTAAGTTTAGGGCAAATCTAGGAGCTGTGTTATTAGCTGTAGGTACAAATTCAGGAGCTTGTAACTGTCTTAGTGCTTCTGCTTCACTACAGATGATTTGAGTCGGATTATATTTAGTTCTTAAAAACCTAATATACATTCTCAAATAATCAACGTATTGAATATCACTAGCTGGAGTTTGAACACCCATAACACCCACTGGATCAGTAAAGTTAGGATTATCTCCATTTTGTAATATGGCTAAAGCATCAGAAGTTAAATCATTAGATAATCTTAAAGATACATCTCTTAAATAAATTCCCAACTGATCAACAGTGACATAACGCTTAACAACATCAGTAATTGCAATTCCAATACCTTTTCTTGAGATAGAAATGTCTTTTGAACCAAAAGATACTCTTCCAAGAGGTGTATGAGTTGCTTCACCAATTTCCTCAAGAGCTGCCTGATCACCACTATAGTTAATATGAGGTACTCTTTCTTTAGGCTGTGAAACACTTCTAGTTGAAGCTATTAAGTTATTCCAAATGCCTTTTTCAATTAAATCTTTCTGTAAAAATCCTCTGATAATCTCAGGAACTAATTCTCTTGAACCAGCTACTCTTGAAGAACTTAAAACAAAGTTTAAAGTATGAACCTTAGGATTGAATCCCATTCTTCTGTAGATATCTTTAATAGTAAAATCTTCACCACTGTTTTTCTTGTATCCAGCACCCTTTAAATACTCATCAATATTTAAGTTATGGAAGCCTTGTCGTCTTTTCTCATTTAAGTTTTCTAAAATTCTGTTTAAAGATAATTGAGTCTTAACTTCAATAATACCAGAATCTGTATAATTCACAGCTCCTGTTTCATTAAAATGGGTAAACTCTTGATCAGTAGTATCATCTTCGATAGATACAGTTGTCTGAACTTCATCCTTAGTAAAAGTACCAACAGTTTTGATTACTCCAAAATCTTTTTCTTTTTTATTTCTCATGATCTTAATATTAGGCATGATTACTCCTTTACTAATACAGGTGCATCAATACCTGCTAAAGTAGATTGAACACATAGGCCAACTACAGCATTTAAGTCATAGCCAACACCAACAACAACACCACCACTAACAACAGTCTGAGCAGTATCGGTAGTAGACACAGCAATAACAGCATCACTGTTTGCAGCACCTTGAGAAGTTAAGGTAATAACTCCAGCAGAATTTCCAGCTACAAACCCTTTAGATATTAACTCAACGTTTGCATTGATTAAAGCTACAACAGCAGCAGCAGTAACTGTAGGAGTTGAAGCAGCAGCTGGAGTATAAACAATGCTTACACCGTCAATAACCATAGTATGGGAACCATCCCCAGCAGCATTTACAGCAAATGTAATTGTCTGTGTACTGTTAGAACTCTTAGGTTTCCATTGATAATACTTATCGTCTGACCTTAAAACAACAGGCCCGGCAGTTAGGTTTTCCCCTGCTACCCTGTTAAATAAACTAGGGTAAGGTGTTCTAATAGACAACTTACCATTATTAACAACACCAGTAGCTATTACTGAAACTCTACCCAAAGGGAAAAGAGCAGCAGAACTAGCTTTGGCAACTTCTCGATCTCCAGATAAAACAACTACATCACCCTCAGCTGCTACATATCCAGATTTCTGTGAAAAGATATCTACTAGACCGAAATCCATAACCATCTTGTTTTTCATTATTCCTCCAAATTAAAAATAATTCAAATATTTTAACTATACATTGTGTACATTATTACAAAATTCATCAAGAGCATCTGTATTCTCTTCAGGCCTGTCAATAACTAGCTGACTACATGATAAGTCTTCTCTTGAGTTTTGTAGAGTAGGCTCAACTTCTGCATTACAAGAAGGGCATGTTTTAACAAAGGTAGAACTTATCTCTTCTTTAAATATATCATAAATACTATTAACAGTAGCAAAATCTTGCTCATTATCAATGCTAACTGCCATAGCTGTCCTATTAGTAATTCTAAGAAACTTGAGTAATTCCTCTTTATTCTTAGAAAATAGACCTCTACCAGCTTCAGCATATTGCTTTAGTTTACCAGAAAACTCTTCCTGCAAATCTAATAGCTCTTTAGAACTTTCAAGTTTTTTAACCAAATCATTTAAGTCAACTTCTTTTAAAGCTAGATTTTCTTTAACCTCAGCTAATTCCTTAGTTAGATCATTTATCTGTAACTGGAAATTATCTGTTACTTTTTTAAAATCAGCATCAGTAGTTTCCTCACTAGATAAATCATTAACTTTGACATCAGTTTTAGGTTTGTTTTTATCTGGTATAAGTTTAGCATAAGGATCAGCACCCTCAGAAACTGAAGATAATTCCCTAATCTTAGTAATGTCGGTTACTAAAAATCTCACAATAGAACCATCTACCTCTTTACCTAGTAGGGCATAAAAGTCATAAGGATCTTCAAAATTATGTGATTTCTCTCTGGCAAAATTAATTCCCACAGAAACAGCATCTACTATTTCTTTGTCAAACTTATCAGCAAAAGCTGGATCAAAAGTTCTACTAACGAATACATCATTATTTACACCAACTACGTCTGATTTAGAATCAAATGTGCTTTTTCCAACCAAACCAACAATAGAATCAACACTGAAGTTATGGTCTTTATAGAATCTCAGATCATCAAAAATACCAGCTTTTTGAGCATCTTTTAAAGCTTGTGCATCATTATAGGCAAAGTCAAAAACACCCTGAACCATAGTAGCAGAAAGCATTCTATATTGTTTTTTAATGAAGTCAGCATTTTCAGCTGTTATGATTTTTTCCCACTTACTACCAGTCAATGAATTTTTAAATGTTTCAAAACTAGCCGAGAAGTTTTCTTCTTTTTCTTTTTCCTCTTCTTGATCCTCCACATTAACAGCAGAGAAATCTACACGAATAAAACATGAATCTTTACCTTCATGTAATTCATGCAATGCCTGTAATTCCTTATCAGACACCCTAGTAAAATCTTGGTTTTCTTTTAACCAAGCTTCCACCATAGCTTTACTTATTTTTTTCATATTCATATCCTTTTGAGGTAACTAAGTTGCCTGTTATAGAAATAAAATCGTTATCCAATTCCATATTTTTCTTGACTAACTCTTCTATGTTATCATCTTTTAGTTCTAGGAGTATCTTTTCTAATGCCTTTTTCTTTGGCACCTCTGGTTTGACGTATTCCATTTTTATTTCCTTGTGGTTGTGGTGTAGTTATATTTGTAGCTAATTCATTTATGGTTTTTACATCTTCTACATATGGGTATCTAGGTTCTAATGTATCGGGATCATCATAACCCATGTTACCTGCATATACATCTTGATTTATTATACCATCTGAATATAGACCATGATTAAATTTCTGAGCAATGAATTGAGATTCAGCATCTGTTTTCTGTGTCAAGCTCTTAGCCTTAGTGAATATAGGTCTAACCAATACAACAGGAAAACCTTTCATCTGTAAGTGCAAAGTAAATCCTTTTGCTAATATCTTAGCAATGCCTTCTTGCTTTGTTTCTACACTAGATAGAAACTTATCATAGACTACACCAGCATAAGTTTCAGTGGTTGAATATGTCCTACCACCTAATGCTGGATCTTGATTTAAGGCTGAAAATACTTGTTCCTCATTTAACTGATTAACAGCATAAACATTGTTTCCACCCTCTATTGATGGTTGATGATCTACCTCAAACTCATCCATAAAACCAACAGCCATACCACTTTCAAGCCCATTCTGATATAAAGTTTGATTATCCTCTACCATTCTAGTTAATCTAGCTAGATATTCATTTTGAGTTTCTTTAGGGTCTTTGCCTGGTTTTTTAAATCTTATAGTTGTAAAACCCATAGGGTTTATTTTTCTGGAATAGTTTCTAATGCCTTCCATAATATTAGTCTGTGTATCCAACGGATTAACAACAGATATATATTCAGGCACACCATATGGATTACCCTCAACTCTATTAAAAGCTACATAAACAGTATTCAATAAATTCAAATTTATCAAGGAGTTAAAATTCTTCTTTTCTGTAACCAATGTAAAAGGAACTCTCTGCTTTAAGGTATACTTGCCTTTTTTAGACTTATACCACCTTAAAGTATAAGTAGGTACAATAACAGCTTTTTTTATACCAGTTAAACCTGGAGCTGGAACCCACTCAACACAAGCAGAACCTGTAGCTGTAATCTGTCTACAGCAATCATCTATAAAAGACCTGACAGTACCACTAGGATACATGTTCATCTTTAGATGCTTTAACTCTTTGTTAATTTCTTTTCTGAGAGCCATCTTTCTTTCATCAGAAGGATTGCCCTCATACTCTATATCTAGTAGATAATCAGTATCTGCTACACCCATTATATTCTTAGTTGCCTGAGAAACATCTGGATTCATGACAGATAATTCAGTCATGTACCTCATTATATCAAAGGTAACAGTAGGCCTGATTAGAATATTGCCTGTTACATCAAAAGCTAAAGCATGTATATCTTTAGACCTCTGACCTCTAGGTATTCCTTGTATCTTATTAGAAACAAATTTCACTATTTTGTATAAACCATTAAACATTTTTAACCTATCCTAGCTCCAACATAAGTTGTTGGTACAAAGCATCTCCTACATTCTTGAGTTAAAGCACTGGCCATAATTAAATCATCAGAATAGCCTGATAAAGCACCCATAGAGTTTCCAGACAAATACTGAAACACATAGTGTTGCATTAAACATCTTTTAGACTTTTGAGTAAAAGTCCCACCCTCATAAGCATTTTGCAAGTTAGTTATTATTGTTGGCTTAGATGTCTTAGTTGTTGCAAAACCTATTATCTGATTATCTTCATTGCTCACACTATCATCATAAACAGATTTCTTTGCTCTTGACCTTTCTTGAGTATAAAAACACCAATAGGGGAAATCTAATGCTTCTAGTGCCACAATCAATGACCAACCAACACCAGTATTCTCAATTAAGGTGAATGCTTGATTATAGTACAAACATAAGTATAACACCAAATAGGCATACTGATGTATTGTAAGCTTACCAAAATATTCAAGAACCAACTCACCGGAGTCAGCATCTACTATCTGTAAAGCTTGGTGATCATTCTCGTCTGAACTATCTCTTGCAACGTCTACACCAATACAATAAGAGCTTCCATTCTCAGGAAGTTTCCAAACCATCATAGCTTCTTCTGTTATCAATGTTGAGTTTAAACAAACAGGAGAGTTTCCTCTTTCTCCACTAGAACGGTAGGCTTCAAGGTCAGATTCATAACAATCTTTAAAATAGTCATAAATGTATTTCTTAGGAACCTGTTGATAATTTTCCTCTTCCATTACCCTTCTCATATATTCTATGACTTCAGTAACAAAAACAGTTCTACCTGAAGATAAAAACTCACACATAACTTCTTGGTTAAATCTGAGTTTTCCTAAATCTCTTAGTTGTTTCCTAGCCCACTTCTCATCTCTGCCTGGAAACATAGTGTAATGTAAATCTATAGGATTAAAGTTATTAAGTTTCAACAAAGCATCTGACCATGTGCTATGATAGAAGTTACCTATACCATTTGTTGTTGACAGCAATATGCAAACTCCTCCTTGGCTTAGCGTTGGCTGAGCTGCAGCCCAAATACCTTCAATATGTTCTACAAATGCTGCTTCATCTATAATCAACAGGGAAATAGCTTCTGATCTACCAGCTTCTTTTGAAGTAGGTATTGACTCTATACGAGAACCATTAGCAAACTCCATTAAGGAAGTAGTCCCTAAGTCTTTAGGTTTACCATTTACAATATCTTGTACTAACCACTTAGGGCATCCATCATACATTATCTTTATTTTCTCTAAGAATCTTTTTGATACAGTTTCTTTAATAGATATAATAATGCAGTTTTTCCAACCATGAAAATTAGCTAACCAAAACGAAAATGCTGCTGTTAAGTTAGACATACCCATCTGTCTAGGCTTTCTTATTATGTTGTATCTTGAATTTATAAAGTGATGGATACAGAACTTTTGAAATTCAAAAAGCCTGAAAGGTATTTTTCCTTTTACTGGATCAATTAAATGACAATACTTATCAATAAAATAAGCAGGGTCTACTCTACACCTTTTTAGTTCTCTTACTTGTTCTAGGCTTGTTATTGCTTCCATCTGATTTGTCCTTTTTGTCGTGGATTATAGTTTTAAAACTACTAACAGGTGGTTTTATTGGCTCTGTAACTAACTCTAATCTTCTTGAATCCTTAGGGGATTTAATTGTTTTATCATACCCTAGATGTAAAGTATAAATCCTATCATCTGGCCTTTTGGTTAATCCTAGTTTATCAGTCAGGGAAGTCGGTATCAAACTCAACCTCTTGGATGTTGTTGTTATTGTGTTTGGTGTCCGATTGTTCTCTACTTTGAATCTCCGAATTAACTGTAACAGTTGTGGTTCTTTCATTGGTTTCTCCATTTATAAATTGATCATAAGTAAGGCTTACCTGTTTAGCTTCTTGAGGTAATGGGTCTATATCACTAGATTCTAGCATCTTCAGAATATCTTGATTATTTAATGGTTTATTATTTTTATTAGAAGCATTAAGTATAGAGTTCAAAGACTCTGTAGAGTCCTTAGTAGTTCCAAACCCTACCATCTTTTCCAGTATATCTAATATCTTTTCATTAGAATCCTGACTAAGTTTTTGTTGAACTTGCAGATTAGTTAGTAAGGATTTACCCCTATAAGAGGTTAATACAGAAGCTACATCATCTGTATTTTCTAATAAATCCAATAAAGCAGTATGCAAAGTATCTTGTAAAGCTACAGCCTTACCTCTATCAGAATGTGATTGCTGTAACACCAATGATAATTGTTCTTGTATCAGTTCAACCTTGTCTATATCAGATAAGTTCTTTTGAACAAACTTTTGCATGTCTTTTCTGTAGTAAACAATGTCATCTTCTGTAACTTCAAATCCAAGCTTCTTACTAAGGTATGATGCAAGTTCTTTTAACCTGTTGAAAAACCTACCATCAAGAACTCTTGAGTTTAGATACCATTGACCTACTAAATCTCTGACTTCGCCCTCTATTGTTGGATCTAACCCTTTACCTAGTTGTAATGTTATTTCAGCAGGTTTATTCTCAGATTCATATTGGTTTTGAATATTTTCTAACTGTTTAGTTTCTTTTGAAATGTCAATATTTAGTGTTACCATAACTATAGTTTACACAAATAACAAGGATAAAGCAATGATAAGAGATATACGCAAGACACAAGGAATATCTATAGCCTATGAAATACTGAACCAAAGACAAGCCAAATACCATAAATATAGGAGCATAGAAACTAGCACTATATTTTCTGTTAATTGGGGAGAAACAGGAATAATAATTTATGAAGATAGAAATTTATTTCTACATAAATCTGTAAGGGCTAGTGATTTAATTAGAGAACAATATAGAATACTATTATTAGTGTTGCTAAGGTATATAACCAAAAAGGACACAGTATTATTTATAAACATGTCTGTTCAGTGGATTAATGAAATGTTTCTTACTGAGGAGTTTGGGGATAAATTTAATCAAGAGATATCGGATATAGAAGAGGTTAGATTTTTACTGGCTTTGAATAACACTAAGGTTATTTTTCAGTATGAGGATACTAAACCAAGTTTTGTTAAGAGATCAGTAGAAATATTAAAAAAGTTGGGTTTTCCATTAAAGAGATTACCCAGAGTTAGATTAAGTTCATTAACAAAAGCATTCCCTTCGAATGCTTCAAACATAAAGGATTATAGATGCTTGAAACCAGAGAAGAAAATAAGCTTGCAGAGTTTTTTGAGAAGATGTTCAGAGCAACAGGAAAGAAACAATTCAAATTTGAAGAGATAATACAGGGTGTTATTAAACTAGGAGTTGATTGTGATGATTGGGTTGATGTATTAGAGAAATTCATTAACGATGGTCATATCATCAGAAAAGACAAGATTTATACTATGGGTGAATTGTTTGATTACCTGGAATACAAGAACCCACAATTAGAATTATTAAAAAGTGCTGTTAAGGTAATCATAAAAATAGGTGAAGACACAGTACCTGAAGATATAAGAATAACAATGGATCTACCAGAACAGGTAGCTTGGATCCAGAAAACATTAAAGGAGTTAGCATGAAAAGAAAAATAGTAAGCATACCAGTAGAAAAGTATAAACCAGTAGAAAATCTAGTGACAAGTGTAACTGCAACTAAGGTTAATATGCAGGTAGATAAACCAGATATAGGTTTATTAAAAGCTCAGTGTAAGAGAATATCAGAAGCTTATATTCAACTAAAGGTAGAGAAATATGTTGATGAAATAAGAATAGACTTCACCCAAGAAGGTAAACTACTATTTAATCGCATAAACAAAAACATAGAGGAATACCTAAAAAGTGTAGGTAAGGATAAAAATAATATTCAAATGGAAGATTGGAGAAGTTTTGACTGGAAAACACACCTACCAGAATCTGTAAACGTAGGTAGCATCTGCAATAAGACAGTTTTTATGATCTGGAAATACCAAGTTACAAAATAACAGAATAATGAAAACGTTAGAAAATAGCAGTAAATCTATGAAAATAGTAGTAAATGAAACTGTCATTGAATGTTTTAATCGTCTAAAATCGCTTAAAATCGTCTTATATCAATATTGACAGCTATGGGCTGATATGTGGTATACCTGATGTGAGGGAATTTCCTCAACTTTCTTTCTTTCTTGTTTCTTTCTTTTTTTCACCCCCTCCCGAGAGGGGGGTGGTGGAATGCGTTTCAGCGTGAGCTGAATAAGAGTGATAAGATTTAGAACTACTAGGAGGTAGTGATGTTTATAGTTGGATTAACAGGTAAGGCTAGGTCAGGTAAAGACTATCTAGCAACTGAATTGAATAAGTCTTTAGGTTTCAGTAGACATGCTTTTGCTGATGATTTAAAGGATATCTATTGTGCTGGACATAATATTGGTAGAGAAGAATTGGAGAAGTATAAAGAAACCCATAGACAGGGTTTAATAGACTTATCGGAGAATCATTTAAAGAAATACAATAGAGAGTTCTTTGCTGATAGATTTATGGATAAGGTAAAGTTCTTAAACAAAGAAAAAGATGCTTGGATAATAACTGATTTCAGATATAGAGAAGAGTATCAAAAGTTGTATATAGATGAAAACATAAATCTGGTTATGGTAGAGGTGGTGTGGGAAGAACACAGCTTAGAGGGTTGTGGTTATCAGTTAGATCAAGTTTATAAAAATAAGTTATTTATGAATACAGACAATAAAGAATTATTTGAATTAAGGTTACAAAATTTAATAGGTTATATAGAAGGATCATATGATTCTTATAAGGAAATGAAAAATGTATAAAGAACAACAAGCAGAAATATTTAAACATAACAATGATGATTTAACAGTAGTAAATACAGCTAGAACTTCATTCTCAAAAACACATAATAAATTAACAACAGGAGATAGAAAGTTAATCAATACTCTGGTTAGAGATAATCATCTAGCCCCTTTGTGTCATCCTAATTTTCTCTTCTTAGTTAAGATGGAATTTCAAGAATATATAGATTTATTAGAATCTGGAATAGTAGAAACCTATCAAGCTAGAATAGTGGTTATATCTAAAGATTACAGCTCTTGTGAAATAACATTCTTCATAAGACTGAGTTTGTATGCAAGTATGAAATGTTGTTTCCATAATCATGTATATGATTCTGTAGAAAAAAGATGTCCTATCAGTGTTGGTTGTTTTGAGGTAAACAATAAACTGAAGTATATAACTGGGTTGGATGTAATAAGCATAGATGATTATACAGATATAATATCTAACCAAGAACCATATACCAGTGTGCTTGCTTTAATGCCTGTGGTTAAAGATACCAGTAAATGTTTTAAGTTAGTTCCACTGTCATTAAGAATAACAGCTCCTTGTTTCTCGGCTAGACAACATTTTAAATCATCTGTTGGTTATATCAGGTCTGAAGAATCAAGAAGATATATTCAAACAGAACCCAGTTATCTGAAAACAGAATTAAGACTTGCTCCTGAGGGTAATATTAAACAAGGCTCTTCTAATCAGGTTTTAAGTGATGTTGGCTTGGAAAAAGAACTAGAAGATCATTTACTGATGTCTTTACATTTGTATACAACGTTATTAAACAATGATGTTGCTCCTGAATGTGCTAGACAACACTTACCACAGAATACTTTGTTTACTTGGATTGAAACAGCAAGCCTACTAGATTACAGTAGATACCTCAGTTTAAGAACAACACCACATGCTCAAAAAGAAATAAGAAATCTAGCTGTTTATATACAGGAGTTAATTCAATCAGGACTAAGACAGTATATGGATGATCTGATTGGATGCTACCTCTCAGGAGAAAAGCAATGAATCATTACAGTGTTTTAGATGGTATTATCAACAATATAGAACAGTTAAGCACAGAGGAATTTAAAGAATTGCTAGAAATAGTAAAGGAAGAGAAACAAGAAAGAATAAGAAAACTGGTACATTCCATAGCTATGAGATCAATAGAAGACCCCAGTTATAGAAATAATGTAGATGTTATAGCTTACAGAGAATTAACTGAATAATTGCTATTATAAGGGCTTCTAGGTATTATATATACAC